ATGCTGCTAAGCTGACTGGTGCTAACAGTAAACTGAAGTCTAACAGTTCAGGCAAAGAACAGGTTTACTTTCCAACCTATTCTGAGGCTGTCCAATACGCATTGGAACAAGCAGAAAAAAAGGGTTATAGCTATGATGAAGATGAATCGTTCCGCATCATAGCTACTGGAACAAAGAAACCGGCGCCAGGAAAAACAACTAAGTTTATTCTTCCACTGCTGAAGAATGGTAAAGAGACAAGCAAAGGTCTTGCAGTTCAAGTGTACAATGCCGAAAAAGACACTGATACCTACGAACTGAATTACTACATAAATTGACTAAATATTAGCCACTAAATAAATTTAGGTTTTTATTGTTTTTTGGCCTGTATTTTGTTGTAAACCTTAATTTAATGGTATACGGATTATTAGTCTGTATATCAATAACCCCTAGTGTTAGGAGCCAAAGATGCCTGTAAATAAACAACGTGGCAAACAAATGCCAATCGTTGTGTACGGCGATTCTGAAGCAGAAGCTACAAATTTGTACACATCTGTCGCGTCAAGTGATGGTGTTGTATCACTAACTGATTCTGATGGGAATTCACTTCTCACTCATGAAAGTTTAAGTGAATCAATGTACAATCCTTTGTCCGGTCAAATTGATTTGGATGAAGACGTAGATATGACTGCTGAAGCATCTGCAAATGCACAACGCCAAGGAATCGTCAACGTGTTTAGCGCTGAATGTTCTGATGGTTGCGGCAAACATATCATTTCTGAAGTTGAATTATCTTTCTGTCCTGCTTGCGCTTCCGAATTGCCTGAAGATGAAGAATCTTCAGATGAAGATGAAGTTGATTTAGTAGACGTAGAAGATGAAGAAATTGAAGATCTTGATGATATGGATGCGATGGAAGACGAAGAAGAATCAGAAGAGGAAGAAGAAATGACTGTTGAATCTTCTGAGAGTATGATCGTTGTAGCTGGTGATACATTAGCTCAAGCGATCACAAGCTTCCGCGAAGTAGCTACTCAACGTAATAGTAAAGTATTTGCTTCAGAATCTGGCAACTTCGTATCACACTCCAATTCAGAAGTTAACTACGATCCAGTTACCGCTGATTTCGCTGAAGAAGTTGAAGGTGATGTAACTATCGTTTCTGAATCTTCTGCATCTGCTGACGAAATTGAAGCAGAACATTTAGTATGTTCTGGTTGTGCTGCTCACCATATCAGTACAAGTTCTGCAATCGTAAGTTGCATTCGTTGCGGTGAAGGTTTAGTAGAATCGAATTCTTCTGATGAAGAAGATACAGATGAAATTGATAATGAAATCGCTTCATTATCTGCTGAAATCGACGAACTTGAAGAAGAACTTGGTCTTGAAGATGAAGAAGACATGGAAGACATGGACGATTCAGACTTAGAAGACGAAGAAGATTTTGAATCAGACTCAAGTGACGATCTCGACATCGATCTCGACAGCTTACTTGCTGAAGCAAACGATGTTATGGACGAATTCGAAGAACTCGAATTTGAATCAGAATCAAGTGATGATCTTGATGAAGAACTCGAAGATTTCGATCCTGAAGCCGAAGAAGATTTAGACACTGATGACATTTTGGAATCAGAATCTTTTGCTGATGGTGAAGAATTCGGCTCATGTTCTGCTGACGATGAAGATGATATTGATTTAGATGCACTTGATGAAGAATTAAATGCACTTGAATCTGATGACTTGGAATCTGAAAGTGCTGATGTTGAGTTGGAAGATGACATTCTGGCTTTGTTGTCTGAATCAGGTGATGAAGAAGAATCTGAAGAAGAAGACGAAGAAATGGATGATGACTTAGACATTGGTGATGAAGAATTCGAAGATGCTGAAGATACTGACATCGAAGGTCTTGACATCGAAGACAGTTTAGAAGATGACGAAGAAGAAATGGCTTCTGAATCTTTCGATGAAATTCAAGTAGACTTGCTGAAAGCATTATCTGCTTCTGAAGATCTGACAGCTGATAAATTCTATGTTGCACACTGCGGTCAAATTGAAGGTCAATCAACTTGGACAGCGTTCTACGGCAAAATTCCTGTAGCAATGTGTTCAGAATCAAATGTTCGTGAAGTTGATGCACTGCGTAATATTTTCGAAAGCCCTCGTTTTGGTGAAGCAGTTAAAGCTCATGCAAGCGCTGAAGGTATCGAAGATGCGCTGGCTCAATTCAAATTCGAACGTATTGATCCTCAAATTGATGTTGATGCTGTTGTCGAACAAGAACTTATTTCTAAATGTGAATCTCGTGTCCAAGAAGCACAAGATGCTCTGCAAGTTGCTTTAGCTTCTGTTGAAGAAGAAAAAGCTGCTGATACAGAACAACGTTTAGATCGCGTGTTCGATGCACTGGCTGCATGTACTTTAGGTATTAACCGTGGCGTATTCCAAAATGTTAGCAATCCTGTTGCTGTACGTTTGATCGCTGCACTGTCTGCTGCCGGTATTTCTCCAGCTAACGCAGAAAGTTTAGTATCTGATGCTTTTGTTGAAGGTGGCGAATTATACGCTGAGCAACTGTTAGGTCAGGCTCGTAACCTTCTGGAAAAACCAGCTGAAGTTCAAGAAGCAGTAATTGAACAGATCGTAGCTACTGCGAGTAATCGTGGTGCTGTTGTTCCAAAAACTGTTGTTGCTCAGGCCGCACCAGTAGTTGCTTTACAATCAGAATCTTCTGATTCTAAAACCCAAAATTCATTCCTCGCAATTCTTAAAAAGTAAGATTGCGGATAATTAACTGGAGTTAAAACTATGTTGACTATCAACAGTCGTTTCTTTAAAAGTGTAGACCGTACATTGGTCGAAGGCATTGCGCTGGAAGGTGACGGTCAAATTCTGGCACTGGTAAATGAAGATGGCGTTTTACGCGCTAAACCTTCTGTTGGTGCTGGTGATGAAATTTTCGGTGGCTTCGTGATCTCTTCACGTTTACCGCAAACTTACAGCACTATGGTTGAAGAGTTTAAAGTAACTGAATCTAAAGTTGCTCTGGCTCGTAAACCAGATCAAAGTCAGTTACTGGTTAAAGTTGATGGCACTAAAGTTACTGTTAGTCCTTCAGAATCTGCACCAGCTGATGCTGCTCATGTATCACTGAATGCAAATGGTGAAGTTCTGTTCCACGCTTCACACATGAACAAAGATGCTTTCGTTCAGTATCATTATGAACTGAGTGCAAGTGAAGCTCGTGCTATCACTGGTGATTATTACGGTGGCGCACACAATACTCCAGCAAATGCTATGGGTGTTGCAGCAGTTTGTGTTGAAGGTCAACTGCAAACAGATATGTTCGATGCGTCAGCAGATTGGTCAGGTGTTATTCATCCATTTATGGGTGCAAATGGCCGTCTGTCTCCAACAGGTGACACGCAATTAACAAACGTAATCGTGCTTGAAACTCCGAATTCAAGTTCTCAGTATCTGACTATTGAAGTCGGCGTCTAATTATCAACTCTGTTGGAGCTAAACAATATGAACCATTTAGTAAAAGGTCAATCTTTCAGTCTGCGTAATGGCGCGCCACTTACAGATCTGAAATTCAAAGGCAGCAACATGACTGCGCTGTCAAGCAACGGTGAGATTAACGCAAACGACAATCGTGATCTGATGCGTCAAATTGGTCAACTGTTGCAATCAATGTCATCTGGTGAAATCGTTCAAAACAATGGCGGTGAATTTGCTTCTCTGTCGAACGATCAGAAACGCGATCTGGTTGCTGTATCTAGTTCAGATCCTGCAAAATGGGCTGCATTAGGTGCTTCAATAGCACAAGACGTTCGTGAACAACAAACTCGTCAAGGTTTCCTGCGTTCACTGTGCGTTGTTGAAAACCTGAAGCAAGGTGAACAACTGCGCGTTCCAATGCCTCGTCATGGTACTCGTGCTGTTGTTGCAACTGGTCCAACTTCACTTTCATATCAAATGATCAATGACCGTTACTACACTCCAGCTGAGTTCGAACTGAAAGCAGCTGTACGTGTTAGCAAACTGGAATTAGGTCAAGCTACTCACGATCTGCTGGATCATGCGTACAACGATGCAATTGAAGGTATGGTTACTGCTGGTGATCGTATTTGGAAAAACGCTGCTGATCGTACTGTTGGTAAATCAAACAATCTGGTTGGTTTCAGCGGTGCATTAACTCCAGCTGTTCTTTCTCGTGCTGCTACTCGTATTCGTGATTGGAACTTGCCAGTTTCTCGCGCAATCATTGCAAACAGTTTCTGGGAAGATATTCAATCTGAATCTTCATGGGCAACTGCTCTGACTCCGGTTGGTCAATATGATCTGGTTCTGACTGGTAAGATTGCTACAATCTACGGTCTGGATCTGATGACTGATGGTTTCCGTCCAGAAAACCAACGTGTTCTGAGTCGTGGCGAAGCGTACATTGTTGCTGATCCAGAATACCATGCAACAATGGGTTCTCGTGGTGGTATCGAAAGTACTCCAACTGACGGTGCAAACCAAGGCGAAACAACTAAAGGTTGGTTGCTGTCTGAAGTGATGTCTTTCATCATTCCAAACACTCGTTCAGTTATCAAACTGCAACGCATCTAACTTTAAATGATTAAAAGGCTGATAAGTTTTTGTACGCCAATGGTGGCAATACTCTCCAACAAAAACAAACCTTAATCTTAAATGAGGCGGGTGTTAGCTGATTGCTGACAGTAGAAAAACTCTCACTTTTCTATAATAAAAGTCAGCATAATAATCACAGGAACCCGTATCGAGATCTTCTTGGTACGGGTTTTCTTGTTTCAGGAGTCATTTATGCAAGATCAATCTCTTGAGTACATACTTGCTGACGATGCAGATTATGATGAATTCAGTTCTGTAATGTTTAGTATAAGTGTATTAACTTTGAAGCTTAAACAGCTTTTTAAATTTGAGCATATTCCATTTGTATTAAATGACAACTGGCAAGGTGCCTTAACCAAAGCTTACGGTATTGAAAGTAACGTAGAAAAAACTTTACCTAATCCGTACTGCTATATAAAAGTAAGTTCTTTTGGTGTACGTGATGATGCACACAATTTAAATCAAACTTCTAGAAGTGGAACGGGCTTTAGAATTAAAGATGCAGATTCTGGAGATTCTAGTAACGCATTACTCATGATGCAATATCATTCATGGGCAAAAGTTAATGTTGAAGTTTGTGTTGGATTTAGAGATCCAACTAAATTCTTTTCCTTTGGTGAGAAACTTAGTATTGCCATTAAGTCTCGTCAAATTGCAGCAACAGCCGAATTCGAAGGTAATGTTTTTACTGTTTTCGCAGATCCAAATCAAAGCGAGATCAGCCCTAATCCCATGACCACAGATGATCCTGCATCTGCCGGTTGGTTAACAATAAACCAAGCACTCACATTAAATACTCAGTTCGGTTCAGAACAAGCTGTTGCAAAATTTAATAATGAAGGTGCTGTTCAACACAATTTAGAAGTTCAGAGGTCAAGATGAAACCAAGAATATCTGAATACAGACAAGTAGGTCGAACCTTGGTGATTTCCTTTCTTGTTACATCTACAACCGCACGTACTAAAGAAACAAAAATTCGCGGTGACAGTAGTATAAGACTAACAAATGAAAAATGTGTTGAACAAGAGTTTGGTGTAAGTACTTCACTGGCTTTTGAGTTACCTTCAGATTGTGTAACAAAACTTTTGACAATTACGTCTGCGCATAGATTTAGAGTATTCTATAGATCTACGCCTTTAGTTGAATACTCACTATTTGCTATATGCGATAAGCAATTTTTATTTAATGGTTCTTTGATTGGTCAATTTAAAATTGTCGGTGATTACGACATTGAAACATTGATTAAAGTTCTTTACGCATAATCAAAGAAATGTCTCTAATTTATAATGGAATCTGCAAAAGATTACTTTTAGGAGCAAATGAATGATAGCGCCAAATAATCCAAGTGCAGGCGTCTATACATCTGAAATAGTTATTCCAGAACGCAGTACTACTACTTCTGTGTCAACTGGTGTAATTGTAACGGCTGCAACTCGCGGTCCTGTTATGCAAAGAACTTTTTTAGGTGATAAAGGCGATCTGCGTAGTATCTTTGGGCCGAAAGTTCCGAAGTTAACTAAAGCACTTAACTGTGCTGAACATTTTTTGAAAGAAAGTAACTCGATGTACGTTACTCGTGTTGCACGTAATGCACTGTATTCTGGTGTGTTGATCCGCACAGTCTCAAACTTTGCAACCACAATTAAACTAAGTGCAGGTATCGTAGATCCGTCTGTTGTTGGTATGATGCAAGATGACATCATGCTTATTTATGCAGACAATCCAGGTAAATGGGCCGATGATGTTTATGTTGTTATGTATCCAGATACAACGGACATTGACGGACATCAATTTATCTTAGAAGTTTACGAAGGTAAAACTTCTGTTCCTGCTGAACGTTATTCTTGTACATCTTTCTATAAACGAAATGAAAGTGGATCGCAATTATTTGTTGATGATGTAGTCAACAGCAGATCACAACGTATTAAAGTACGTACTAACCAAAATCATTTTGCATTTGCTTCTAACGCAACACCGTTATTAGTAAATGCCATTATTGGTGGTCCTTACGATTCATCAACAGGTCGCTACAACGGTCAACTGTTTGGTGGTCATGATGGTAGTCCAATTACAACTGGTGATTTAATTCGTGGTTGGGAACTGTATGAAGATCATGAACGTGTAGAAGTAGATATTTTAATGTCTGCTGGTTATTCAGATTTGGCTATCATGCACAAAATGAATGACATTGCTGCACAACGTTTAGACTGTATTGCTGTTTTTGACGCTCCTGAAGATTTAACTAATGCAAGTCAGTTAGTTGATTTTAGACGGAATACTCTGAATTTAAATAGTAGCAGTGCAGCATTATACACTCCGTATGTTAAAACTTTTGATAGTGATAACAGCCGTAGTTATTTTGTTCCACCTTCAGGTATGGTCGGCGCTGTCTTTGCGAAGACAACAGAGATCGCAAGATCTTGGTTTGCACCTGCCGGTTTAAATCGTGGTATCTTAGCTGATGTTACTGAGTTAGCTGCTTATTACGATCAAGGTGATCGTAATATGCTTACACAAAACCAGATCAACTTCATCATTGAAAAATCTGGACAAGGTAATGTTATTTGGTTAGCTGATACTCTATATGCAAGCGGTGGCGCACTACAAGACATCGGTGTACGTCGTTTACTTGCTATACTGCATCGCATTGTACGCAGAGCGCAATTAAGATCTGTATTCCAACCCAATGACGATTTCTTACGTCGTCAAATTCGTGATGAAATGGTTGCATTACTTGAACCAATTCAACGTGACCGTGGTTTAGATTGGTTCGACGTTGTGTGCAGCAAACAAAACAATCCTAACGATATGATTGCAAATGGTGATTTAATCTGTGATGTGTATTTAGATCCTACACGTTATACAAAACGTATCCATTTGAATGCAATTATTCCGAAAAAGGGTCAAATTGCATTCACTGAAAGTTTGGGTGAGCGTCCATAACTCTTTCAATTTTTTAGATTTGAGGTAAATATGTCTAAGGTAACACTTACTGAAATGGAGAGTATTGGAGATCCATTGCTTTCTGATAGTTTTGAGATATTAATTCCGAATTTGCCTGCCGGTCTTAATAGTCAAGGCGGTCGTTATTTCCGTATGCAATGTAAAACGTTTACTAAACCAGGTGCAACTCTGGAAGAAGTTTTGCAAGAAGCCTATGGTCACACGCTACGCTTTGCTGGTAAGAAAACTTTCAGTGGCTCTATTAGCTGTGAGTTTAACGAAAACAGTCAAATGCGTATCTACACTGTACTTGAAGATTGGGTTAACGTTATTCGCTCTACTGAATTCCAACTTGGTTTATTCAAAAGCGAGTATGCAGTAACAGCTACAATCAACATCTTTGATCAAAAAGGTGCAATCAAGTACGCTGGTGAATTACGCGGCTTTTTCCCTAAAGGTTTACAAGATCTTACTTTTGATGGTACTGCTGCTGCGGTTCCTGTTAACTGTGATTTCAGCTACGATTATTTCTATCGTACAATTCCAGCCATTGTGAATCCGGCAGGCGTTCCAGCCTCTTAATAATTATGATTGGGGCTTCAATTGAAGCCCCATTTTCATTTAGGGTAAGCAATATGAAACTTACTA